CAGCAACGGTGAACCGCTTACTATTAGTAAGTTCTACACCATTTCACTACATGAAAAATCTAACTTAGGTAATGACCTAACAGCATGGCGTGGTCGTGCTTTCACTGAAACAGAAAAGCAGGGCTTTGACATTTCAAAGTTAGCTGGCGTTCCTTGTATGATGAATGTTGTTGAAGGTAAGAATGGTAGACCACGTATTTCTACCCTCATGCCATTGCCTAAAGGTGATGAAATGATTGAACAGCACCATAGCACTATCATATTTAGCGTAGACGATTATCAAAAAGGTAACCGTGATTCTTTTAATGCGCTGCCTGATGGTATTCGTGCGATTATTTTACGTTCACAAGAGTTAGCAGATAGTCAAGATTTGGGGGATGACCACAATGGTGGTGATGTTCCTTACCCTGACGTTTCTGATGACGATGTACCATTTTAGGGGGTGATATGAAAATAACTAACGTACAAAATCTACCACAAGCTATCGTTAATGCGGTTATTAATGACCCTTATGACGGTAAAGGTAGTGACATATCTGCAACACGTTTGCTTGCACCACCACGTATAAACATTCTAACCAAAAAACATTGGAATGAATTGGAAGAAGATGCTTCTGATCGTATCTTTAGTTTGTTGGGTCAGTCTGTACATCACATTATTGAACGTGCTGCACAAGACGGTGACTTGTCTGAAGAACGTATGTTTGTAAACAATGAGCATACAAACAAATGGGTTGTATCAGGTCAATTTGATTATCTTACTAAAGAAGGTGAATTGATTGATTTTAAAACTACGTCAGCATGGGCTGTAGTTGATGCACTGAAGAACGGCAAAAAAGAATGGGAAGCACAGCTAAACATTCTTGATTGGTTGATTAGGCATAGTGAAAAGAAATTACCTATCAAGGTAAAATCACTTTCTATTGTGGCTATCTTACGTGATTGGTCAAAAATGAAAGCGTTAACGTCTGTTGATTATCCAAAACAACAGGTAGTAACGTTACCTATTACTATGTGGTCTGATGAAGAACAGGACGCTTACGTAAAAGGTCGTGTAGCTTTGCATCAATCTGCTGCATTGCAAGATGAACCGCCTATTTGTTCGCCTGAAGAAAGGTGGAACAAGCCTGATACTTACGCTGTAATGAAAGATGGACGTAAATCTGCTGTAAGATTACTTCCGTCAATGGATGCAGCTAAAGAGTTTATCAAAGCCAATGGTATGTCTGAAGGTAAAGGCAGTAAGATAGTGCTACGTGCAGGTGAGGATACTAGATGCGCTCATTATTGTGCTGTGCGTGATTACTGTACACACTGGACAAAGGTTTCATTCTAATGGATAAGCCCTTCGTCTACACACAAGACCGTCTTGTTAGGGGTATCCTAAAGAGAATGGCTAAACGTGCAGATGAAGGGCTAATTACTTATGGCGGCACAATGGAACAAGCCAGCAAACCATTAATCGAATGGATAAATGACGCTCAAGAAGAATTAATGGATACATTAGTTTATCTTGAAAAAGTTAAGATAGAATTAAAAAAATCTTCTAAAGATTAAAGCACTTGTAGTTCAGTGGATAGAACACTTGTCTACGAAACAAGGGGTCAGAGGTTCGAATCCTCTCAAGTGCGCCAATTATGTTATATTGCAAGATGCCATTCGGTCAGATAATTCTTCACAACGTTCTGGTGTTTGAGTAAACCATCTACTGTCTAGCATTTCATCTGCTGCATCTACAAAATCATGTTCTTTTAATGCAACCCACATATTTTTAAAACGTGATACCCCGTTTGCCCCTAATTGAAATACCATTTCAGCAATAACTTCTTGTGCTTGGGGTGGAAGATTATAGCCTTCCATTAATTCTTGTGCTTCCATAAATGAACTATCAAAGTCTACATTAAATTGTGCTTCAAGAAGATGGGAACTGTATGAATGGCCTTCTTGGTATTCATCATCTGCTGTAATTAAATGACCGTAGCCTATAGTGGCTTTGCCAAGACTGTCTTTATAAATAGTATCCCTAAATCCTTCGTGTTCTTTAATCCTATCTTTTAGGTCTTCCCATTCAGGTCTTTCGCTAGGCATTTTGTATTCAGCCATTTTATTTCCTTCCTATTTTTGGAAAGCCTTTTTTCATATTACTGTATGCTTTCGGTGATACTGTAGATTTGCTTTTAGGGCGTGATGTACCAGCAGACTTACGGTTGTTTATATTGTAATACAATCCTTTTTTTGCCATAGTTATTTCCCCCTTATGCTATCTATAAAGTTGTACATTCTTCCTATTTGTTTATCAACATTCATTATTTCTTCTGATAACATACCAATATGTATTTGCAATTCAACAATAGTAATTAATACATAAGTTGATAGACCTAAAAGTATTGTTCCAAGTACAGCCATTATTACTGTGTTAGGGTTTTGTTTCATTACAACAAACCCTGTTGTTTCTTCCATATAAAGTACCCTATGACGCACACAAACGCTAATACTGCTATTGCTAGCACAGATATGCCTATCATTTCTAATAGCTCTCTACGTGCCTTTATGGCCTTCTTACGTGCATCAATACGATCCTTTTTAATTTGAACACGTAACTGTATGAGTTCTTGCCATGCGTTCAAACCACGGGTCATTATAACTATGTTCCGTAATTCGTTTTCCATATCATCAGCACGTTTTTTTGCTATGAATGTTTCCATAGCTTCTTCATTAGCTGATAAATGTAATACGCTGTTTTTCTTTTTGCTGTGGTCATTTTTGACAGCATCAATGCTATCCCACAATGAGCCAATATCTTTTGCTAATGATTGTATTTCTTTACCTGCCGAAACACCTGCTTTGATTGCTGTGAACGATGCTATCGCAATAGATAATGGGTCTGGCATTTCATAATACTACTTTTTAAATTTAGTCATTGCGTTGATTCCAAATGAACCTGAAACAATGGCTAATACAATGTACCAAAACATATCAGGGGCGATACTTAACATTTCCCAACCTTTTTGCATGTATGGTTGAGATTGAGGAATAAAATGTGCAACCATAATTCCGCTAAAAACTAGGGTAAGCCATTCGTCTTTCCAGCTTGATGATGAAGCGTTTACTTGTGCAGTCTGCACTTGCATTGAGGCTTGTATCTTTGCAACGTCAACAGTCTTTGCTGCTTCTATTTCTGCTGCACGTATAATCTTTTTCTTTTCAAGGTTATGTTTAACAGCACCAATAGTTGCATCTGCAACAGCACTGATAATTGGGTTTTTAAATAAACCTGCAACTAATCCTAACAACGGAAATGCCATAGCTAACCCCCTTTGTAAAAACCTAATGTAGTGGCAAATGCTGCTACGATAGCACCAATCACAAAGATTGTTTTTATGCCACCTTTCCCCATTGCCACTTGGTTCTTTAGTTCTTCTATATCCTGTGAATTTTTCCTAATAATACATTCAATTTGATCTAGCTTTACCAAGACCACATCATCAGACAACCTATCATTAGTTGGTATTTTTTTTGGTCGTCCTCTGCCTGTCATCATTTTTTCCTATTCTTCCTTAATATAATCTTTTTATAATTTACTTTAAAATCTATCCATTTCATGTGAATTAAGTTGTCGTACTTGTAACAAACAAAATACCCCCCTGCAAAACCTATACATAATGTTATGAATTGTTCCATTACGCTTGGCTCTCCGTCCATGATATTCGTCCAGTAATGTTAAACGGGTTAGTTGTACTTACTGTTGAAGGGTCTTCAACCAACTGTGCAACAACGGTTAGAACATCTGGGCCATCAGGGAATACGTTGTTACCGCCTAAGATAGAGTCACCTAACGTAGTAATCTCACCTAACTCTTGAGTTGTGACAACCGCTGAACGTCCACTTGTTCCGCTACCGCCCTGCGCTCTAAAGTTAAATATATCAATACCACCTGAAATACTATCTTGGTTAGTGTGATATATAAGTTGGCTTAATGAAGGGTTAGTAACAGCATTCCAATTTATGTTTGTAATCAAACCGTTTAGTCGCAATGTAATTTTAGCATTGTGTGTAGACAAGATACCTACAGTTTTCAAAATCAATTGCATACGGTTGATGATTTCACGCTCACCTAAATAACCAATAGTGTTTGTGTCTACAGATGGTGCAAGCCTTACGCTAATAAGCGGAATGTCATACACAACTGGTACGCCTGTAGTAGCAACTGTAACCGTAAAGTTAGAAGTTGTATTTGTTTCACCAGTAGGTGCTTGGTTAATCAGCATCAAGTTTCTAAATTCTTCAGTAGAACTATTACTTGAGTATTGTCTACGGGTCAGCAAGTTAACTTGGTATGGCTGGTTAGGCAATTGGAAGTAACTGCTAGGGTTTCGTGTGTAAGTGTTAGTGTTAAGATTGCTACCTGTAATTTTTTTGTTAGATGGTACAGAATTGTATAGATAACTAGGCGTTGCAATTTGTAATGCTCTGCCAATGCTATTCCAACGGTTATTAAAGAAGTAATAATAATTGTCGTTTTCTTCTGCGTTAGCCGCAACTGTAACTGTTGCGTTACCTGTAACCTGAAGGTCTTGTGAAGATGCAGTAAATTGGTATGCACTATCACTGTCAAAACCACCATCCATGATAACAGACGTACCCCAATGGGCTAGGGCTGGTACATATGTTGGTGTGCCAGTGTTTTCAATTTCATACCTAGCAGGTACGTTACCTGAACGCATATACGCTTCATTGAAATGGTTGTTGTGAATAAACTCATGCACATAAATTACTTTACCACGCTGATCTTTAAATCCAAATCTAACTTTACCAGCACCGTACCAACTGTAATCCATGTAAGCCATTTGGATACGATGTGTTTTTAAAGCAAACCCACTTGGGCCTGTACCATCACACTTGTCTAAATTCCAATTAACTTGAGAAACTTTAGTATCAATTACTTTTGTAATAACCACACGGCTATTAGATGTTCCTCTATAACTAGGCATGACAGACATTGAAGTATCACTACCAATGTTTGTTATTTTGTATGTTTGTCCTTTAATGACAATGCTGTCACCAACGCTTAACTGTTTTGCAAACCTTGTATCTGTTCCTGTAATATCTGAACTCTTAAATGTAACGCTGCCTACACCACTGATTTGCGTTGTTGAATTTCTACGGCACACACTTAATGCAGAACCGTTATATTCAAAATACAATCCATTCTGGTCATCAAACAAACCACATTTTAATGCACTGTTTGACCAGCTAACTACATAAAATTCTGGTATTCCTGATGGCCCTGTAGAACCTGAAGATGGTGTGCCTGCAAGTGTTACAGTAAATGAATATTCATCTACAATACTAGCTACAGCAAAAATGCCGTTCCAATAATTAGTAGCATCACTTGTAGTAGCACCACTAATATTTACACTAAGACCTGTTGCCAGCCTATGTGCATAACGTGTTTTAATTGTAGCTGTTGTTCCTGAAGCCGTGTACGTATCTATTTGTGTAGATGGGCTAAAGTTAACAGCAAACGAAACTTGAATACCTTTACCAGATTGATACCTAAAGTATTTTCTAGTTTGCCTAATCATTTTACTGTCAGGATTTTTAGAAGGTATTAATTCTACACCACCATCATACGGACGGTGTAATGCAAACCCGTCTGCCCTCATAAGAAGGGAAGTTCCTATTGTAAAGTTTGCGCCTGTTAAAGTTGCTGTTTGTGCATTTTCTAGTTCTAGTGAACCTTGACCTGTTACAGCTTTTACAGAATTTGTATAGACTGCCCCTGTATCTGCATAGGTTATAAGTTTTACGCCATCACCTTCGTCAGTAATAGAAACAGTATTTGAATTACCTACGGCATCAGCGTTTGTTGGATGCAATGTAAGGGTTGTTGTACTAGCTACACGAACATAATAAATATTGTTAACAGTTGTTCCAGTAGGAATGACTGAACCAGTCATTACAATCATGTCACCAGTAGATAATCCATGTGCAGGGGAACAAGTAAATACAGATGTTCCTGTATTAATAGAAGTTACTGTAGCCGTTGCTGTTGTTGGGTTGCCGTATATTGATATGGTATCGCCAGTGTTAAAGAATGATGTAAAGTTTGTTTCTACACCAGAAACTTTAGTAGACGAAACATCTACGCTAACTGTTCCACCACCTATCACTTCACCTGTAATACTGTCAGTAGTTAGTTTTTGTGTGCCTACACCAATTCCAGTTAATGCTATTGTTACATTATTAATTACAGCATTGTCATATGTTGTAGCCAGTTTAATCCAATTACGACTAGACCTTACTACATAGTATGTAGTGCCGCTAGTAAGACCAGTTACCACTGTGCCTGCTGTTGTATATATTACAGCTTGACCAGTAACAAAATAATGATCTGGTATTCTAATCGAATCTTGTTCAATCCAAACTGAACTTTCAGGTGTAAATGATGCAACCCTATCAGGCAATTGTGATGATGCGTTTAATGTAAATGTTGTTGTGGTCGGTGTTGTTGCAATTTTATACACACCATCTGAAGCACCTACTGCGGTAGCACTAAATATCTGTGTGCCTGTACCTTTGTTTTCTAAATCAACAGCAGTAGTTTTTTGATATGTGCCTGTACCTGTATAAGGATAAGCAAATTCTATTTTTGTTCTTGTGTCATTTAAATCTGCACCGTCATAATTTATATGCAAAGTAAATGCGTTGTTATTAACCTTGTAAATATAATAATATGCACCGCTTTGCAGTGGTGCTACTGGTGTGGATGAAATGTATTGAACTCTATCGCCAGTTACATAGCCATGCGCTGTATAATTTACTTGATAGAAACTCGTGTATTTAGAAGTAGTTTGGTCAACAGTTATTGGTGAACCAATTACCCCATCAAATGTTGTGCTTAACTGAAACTTATCTGCTATAGCATTTTTAACATAGTAAGTTGTTCCATCTACTAATGGGAATATCTTACCGCCACTATTCTGATTGTAGAAAACACTATCTTGGTTATTAAGGCCATGACCTACAGCATGAATATAATCACCTGTTGCCACAACTGTCTTACCAATAAAGTAAGTGTAAGCTGTTGTTGATGAACTACCATAATTGCCAAAGTTTACAGGTGTTGTCGCATTACTGTGAAGCTGGAATGAAATACGGTTGTTGTTAATTTTTGTTACTTTGTAGTAATCGCCAGAACTCATGCCGCTAATAGCAGTAGTTGAGTTATAGTGTTGCACTACGTTACCAGTTTCTAAACCATGCCCTGCGTACCATATACTGTTAGCCCTTGGGTCATTTGATACTTTGATAAGCACTGCCGAATTAACTGCACCACCATTTAAATCACGTGTCGAACCGTTAGGTGTGTTAGTAAATGACAATGTAAGACCATCTGATGAAACAGTTTTGGCATATACTACCTGACCACCACCGCTACTATATGACATTAAATCATTAGAACCATTGAAGACTGTGAAGTTATCAAACGTAGTATAACAAGCCATCAATTGTTGTGTGCTGCCACCTACAAGGCTAGGTATTGCTTCTGCCATAGTAATTTGTTCAGACGCACTATTTGACGATACGCCTTTATATGCTCTAACAAAACAAGATCGCATTACGCCTACATTTGCACCATTGTTTGTTAGATTTACTTTAGTTGTACTACCTTCAGTAAGTGTTAAATAAATTTCTGTTGTTGATACAACTCTTACGTAATACCAACGGGCATCAGTCAAACCGCCAATAACAGTATTGCCGTATCCGCTAAAATAAACATACGGTTTGTTGTCTACAAATCCATGTGCTGAAGCAAAGGTAATTGTTTCTGTGCCAGTGTT